CCTAGCGGAATACCTTTGTTAAAGTCACCGCTTAATAGATAGTTTAATGTGTAGTTGCCTGTTGAGATCCAATCAGTTGGATCGTTAAAGCCAATGCCCATTCCTGGGATAGCTTTTGTAATACTCTTTCTGAATTTACTAATGTCGTATGGTTTTGCCATGTTGAATTATCCTTTGATTGAAATAGGGGGCATTGCGCCCCCATACGCTATCTTAGTTTGTCTTTTGACGATTGCGAATCATTGCAAGGATATCTTCGGCACGTTGAGCGCCACCCGCTGGTGTTGCTACTGGTGCTGTTGGAGCACTTGCTACAGCTTCTGATTCAACTGAACGATCAGCTTCAAATGGTAAATCTTCATCTTCTGCTACAGGTGAAGCTACAGGTGCTGGAGTTGCTACAGCTTGTGGTGCTGGAGCAGCTTGTACCGTACCTGCTGGTGCGCTAACACCGCGTGGACGATAGTACGCACCCCAACGATCTGTATCGTATGCTTGACCATCTACTGATGCTTCAAACATTTCTTTGATAACTTTCAATTCAACATCGCTTGGTTTCTTAGGTAAGAAATCAGCCAGGTTATACAGGCCATTTTTCTCAATAGCTTCCGCTTCGTCTGAGTTTAGCGCACTTTCTTTACGCGACCATTTGCTTGTTGAATAGTCGGCATAACCACCTTTACTTGTCTTAGTAACAGTAAAGTCTAAACCACCTTGGTAGTCTGTTGGTAAGTTTTCTAACTCTGGATCAAGCAAGGCTGCTTTAACTAAGTTAAAAATTTGTGGGCTGATGATGAAACGTCGAATTGGGTTTTCAGATTTATCATCTGCTAACGGATTTTCACGAACAAACCCTTGGAACAAGTATGATTTCTTCTTCCAATATTTACGACCCATTTCTTCTAGACTTGGATCTTTAAACCATGTACGTACTTCTGCTAGTACTGGACATGCTTCGCCATACATTTCTACGCATGGTACTTGTACTGTAACTGGTTTACTATCTGGTTGACCTTTAACGCCCGCAAAGGTCAAATTAATCATCAAACGTTCTTTCCAAAAGAAATCGTTCTTTTGATCTGCGTCTGGTAAAAATCTAATTCTTGACGAAGTGCCTTCTGGAATATTCCAGTGAGCGTAGATAGCGTTGTCTCCACCGCCTTGTTGGTTACCGCCTTGACCGCGGGTTTCTTGTGCTTGTAATTTTGCACGAATTTCTGCTAATGATGTTGCCATAATGTTTTTCCTTTAATTTAAGTTGGTCTTTAAAATGCCTATAACGTAAGCATGTAATATACTATACGTTATAATTATTTATCTTACAAGAGCTATTTTTAAATATTTTTAACCAAAATAAAAGGCACCCTTGAGTGCCTTTTTAATTGATTTATTATTGTTATTTTACTTTAGACCTGCTAGTTTACGCATTTCTGTTAGTACGTTTGTTTTTGATTGTACGCTTTCATATACACTATCGTCCTTGCCTTGAACCCATGCTTTAGCGCCTTTTAATGTTCTAAGAACTTTCTCTTTTGTACTTTGTTCAGGTTCTCTTGGTTTTGCGCCTACGTTTTTCATTTTTTGATAATGTGCATATTTGTCTTTGGCCATATAGTCATCGCCCACTGCTTCTTCCATGCTGTAGTCGTCGTTATATTGATCTTCGCCTAGAGTTGCTTTGACTTCTTCTTTAGTTTTGCCATATTTTTCGTAGAACTCTGTATCTGTTAATTGTTTTAAGTCAATGTCAAGATCTTTCATACGGCCTTCATCTACAGCATCATCACAGTGGCAATCTGAGCTTTCACATTTATCACAATATGCTTTGTGTGCATGTGTTAGCGGGCTAGATGAATCGCCCGGTGACATAGCTTCTAATGCTTCATTAAATGCACGACTGTAGGTAGTATCTTGGTCAGCATTTTTTGCTAGCCAATCATAATGTTTTCTAAGTGCAGCCTTTTTACTTGGAGTTTCTTTTTTATAGAATTTCGGATCCATAGAGCCTTCATCTACTTCACGTTCAATACCAGCATCACGGGCTAGTTGTTCTACCCAACCACTAACATCGCTAGAGCCAATTTCATGTACAGGGCCAGCAAATTCAGCAATGTCTACTGCGGCATTTACAATACCTTCTGGGCCTAGTTTTCTTAATAATGCTAGCATTCTTTCATTGCCTTGGCTACAACCAGTAAGAATTCTGCGTACAATAGCATTTGCAATAGCATCTATGCTATTATCATCTTCGTCTTCGTCTTCATATACCGCACCATCGGCACCATATTCATCACCCTCTGTCATATCATGTGACTTGCCTTCTACCATGTCGCGTAGTTCTTCATTTGAAAGATGTTGTGCTTCTAAGGTGTCTAAATTTAAATAATCTAATAACTCACTTCTGGTCATTTTTTCAGTTGGTGCATCACCTGTGCCCGATTCTTCTAATTCGCCAGTGTCGCCTATTTCGTTTGTAAGTTCTTGATAAACAGCAGGAACATTATTATGCAACCAACTAACAACTAGTTCGCGTGCATCAGCTTCTGGGTCTTGCTGTGCAGCATGTAACAATATTTCTTCTAACTCATTGCTATTAATAATATCACTAATTACATTAATAGCGTTAATTGCATCTACACCCAATGGAATTGGTTCAGCAAATGCGTCAGCTAAGTCATCAATGTTAATAGGCTCTATGCCCCATTGCTTAACTCCCTCTTCGTCTTCGTCCCAGCTTTCTGCTACTTTATTAGCCCAGCTCTCAAAACTTTCAGCAAATTTATTGGTTTTCTTCATATTGTAAGCCTTATATACTATAGGTAACGCATCACTCATACGTTCGTTGAATGTACGTTTAACAAATCTTTCTTTGAGAGCTTCAGCATCAAAATCCTCTTCTGGGATAAAACTTGTGCTAGTTGCTACAAATTCTTCTTTACACTGTTGGTAGCCTTTACGACCACTCATTTTACCTAAGGTGTTTTTTAGTAAACTATGATATTCAAATGCAGCTTCTACCATACGTTGTGTTTCTTCATCTTCAAAAACACGGCGTACCATAGCAGCTTTAAATGGACGTAGTTTATTGCTTTCTTCAGCGATCTTAGTAATGTGTTGACCAAAATCATCATCGATACTACCACCTTCACTACAATGACGAGCCATAGCACGTGCATATCTTAGACTATTAATAGGTAATTTACGGCGTTCACCTTCTGAATTTTCTAAGTACATAGCACGGATTTTACGGCTACGAGCACCACGTTGTTCTGGATCTACATTATCACTATGACGAATGATGATCTTTACAGGACCGTCATTTTCATAGCTTGAACGACTAGTGCCGTAGAGTCTGCTTTCGCTAACTACGTCATCTTTGTCATAGGTATCATCTGCTTTTGAAATTTGTTTAAGGTCACGGTGTTTAAGTGTTGATCGTGTAATATCACGTGGTTCAAAACTTAATAGGTTACGTTTAGCAAATTCACGTAGTTCTTTTAAGAAATTGTACCATTCTTTACGTTGTTCGTCGTCTAGATCATGGCTAATGTTCTTACTAAAGTATACCTTTAGGCTAGTTTCATCGATGATGCTAAGTGTAATGTTGCCATAGTTCTTACCATCAACTGTGTAATCAAAGTTAAAAAAGCGTGCTTCTTCTGGGTTTTGTGTAGCGTGAGCGTTATCATCGCCCAAGCTAACATCTTCAAAGCGGTCACGGACTTTTTCAAATAGACCTTCTGCAATTTTGTTAATTTCTCTCATAACAATATTTATCTAGAATATAAAGAATGGCATTGGCTCAACTATGTCTTCTAAGCTATCTTTCATAGTAAAGTCAATTTGACTGTCAAAACTCTGCAATAACATAGCCATACGCACTACTAATATAAGTGCCATTACTAGGTCGTCTGTTTCACCTGGTTTTGCCGCAAAGCTAGGACCGTTAGCTACAAATGTTTTAAGTTCTGAAATTAAAGGTTTACTTACAATAGTCATGCGCTTGGTTTCAATTAAGTTCTTTAATTTAGCACAGGCTGATATTTTAGTTGCATTAGTAGTGTTAAATCCTTTACGATATCTACGCCCAGAACCTGCACGCTTAGGTTCGCTTAGGAATACACCTTTAAGGTTTTCTTCACCAATTTCGTTAATAGATATCAATGCCGCTTCACCTATGGTATTATTTTCTACACTGTAATAGATATTATTCTGATTAACTGTTTCGTTTAAATAACGTAGAATTTCAGCCAGAATACCAACTTGTTGTTGTACTGGTGTACGATTATGTTGCCACTCGCCTATTTGTCTAAAACTAGGTAACTCAAATATCTGTATAGCCGCCGGGTCACCACCTGTGCCTAGGCTAGGGTCATGTGCTACTATATAAGTGTATTGTGGTTCTGGCTTCTTATACCAACGTACTTGCCCTTGTCGTTCTATAGGATCTAGACCAGCCATTTCAACTAGATGTCCCGGATTAATTAAGGTTTCATCCCAGATAATAAATTCACAGTCCATTTCTCGGCGGAAACGCTCGTCACCTAACTGCGCACGTTGTTGATCAGCCCACTTGTCATCGCGGTCTGGGTGTTCTTTCCAAAAGCTTCTAAACGCTTTGAATCCATTAACCCCCACTTCTGTTGGATTGCCAAACTCATCAAAGCACTTATTCGCCCCTTTCCATAGGGTAGCAAATTGGTCTTCATCGCTGTTAGGCGTTGAAGTGATAATACACTTACCACCAGTTGCTAGTGTGGGACTAATCGAAGTCCAGAATTCTCGTCCTATAGTAGGGCGAACAAAGGCAAATTCATCGCAATATAGTAGTGATATAGACATACCACGACCTGTGTTTTCAGTAGTTGTAGCTGAAACTATACGACTACCGTTGTCAAAATCAATACTACCTTTGTTGTAACTCA